CATCGCCGGTCGCCAGCGCGGCACTGCGGCGGCGCAGCTTAATCCAGCCCGTCGCGGGCATCGCGCCGCCAGCAGCCAGCGGAGCCGTACCGAGAGCCGTCCAGATACCAAGAAACTCACCGACATCCGTGCCTGCCCGCGTGACATCAAGGGTGCCCTGCGTGCCGAGCGCCGGCACGGTGCCGGTGGCCGACGAGAACGGCACCCACCATGTCTCGGTGCCATTAATGCGAAGCTCCCCTTCGTTTACGTCAACGATCCCAAGAACGGCGGCATTCTGACCCCAGCGCACGTCGCTGTTGATCGTGACCGATCCGCCGGAGTTGATCGTGATGGTTTCGCCGTTCAGCAGCCCGGAAATCGAGGCATCATCATAATTGACGGCTGTGGTGACGGTTTGGTTAGCCATTTACTTAGCTTTCCGGGAAAGCCATTCAGTCAATAAATCCAGCCCGCGCGTCCCCATGGCGCCGGCCAAACCAGCGCAGCCGCTTGTGATAAAGATTGCCCAGGAATCTGCTTTCAAGCCGGGGTCAAACCAGACAGCGCCAGCGGCGGCGATAATGCCAAGAGCGCCGCCCACAACAGCCTCTAATGCCAAGTGCCAGCCACGCTTGCCCGCGTGCGCTGCAAAGGCCACCCGGAAGCCAGCACCAAAACTGACCGCCGCCGCTGCCATTTTTGCGATAAAGCCAAGAGAATCTTCAGACATTGGCGCCGCCTTGAAAGAAGGAAGGGCCGCGCGTTGCCACGCGGCCCGTCAAGTCATTAGGCAGCCGGCATTTGTTCCGGCATACCGCGAACCACAAATGCGGTCAGCGGCGTGCCCGTGCCATGTGTGCCACTGAAATCAGGCGTCAGGCGAATATAACGACGCCCGCCGATGTAGCTAATTTCCTGAATATCAGCAGCCGCCTTTGCAGCAACCAGCGAGCGAACAATCCCGCCAGCCGCCACAGTCGGACCAAGCACGTCAGCTTGAGCGACGGCATTCCAGGTGGAATTGTCGTTGCTGTGTTCGAGAATAAACTCAATCTTGTTCGTGGTGGTGAAGGTGATGCCACCGATGCCGATGTAAAGCAGCACCATCGCGGCGCCAAAGCCGAGAAGGTCAACGCTTATCGGCGTAATGTCAGCAGTCGCAGTCTGCGGCGCGACAAGCAGCGCAGTCGAAAGGTTATCGTGAAGATCGCGATACATGGAAGGTTTCCTTTTCTTCCGAATGTGGGGAAAGAGGCGGGCGCAATGCCCGCCTCAGATTGATCAGGTGCCGAAGCGAACGAATTTCACCGCTTCGAAATTGATGGCGCCGCCGCCGACCCGCTTGCGGAACTTGAAGAACACATACGGGTATGCGGTGTACGGATCACGAAGCACCGAGAGGCCAATCCGGTCCACGATCAGGTAAGCCTCGCGGAAGTCACCGAAGGCCATGGAGAGGCTATTTGCCCCCAGCGCCGGCATGTCTTCCGCTTCAACCACATTGAAGCCAAGAAGCGCGGAAGGCTGGCCCGCAACCGCCGCAGGCTGCCAGATGAAATTGCCTTGGCCATCCTTCAGCTTGCGCGCCTCGCGCAACACGGCGCGCGACGTCATCCATTGCGCGTTGTTGCGGAAACCGGACTTCAGCGCATAAACCACGTTTACCAAGTCATCGACCGGGTTGGTATCGCCCGAGCGCGTGCGGAACGCGCCAGAAGCGCCTGTGTTGATGTGTTCAAACGTGCCCCAAGCGCGGGAAGCGTCAACCGTCGCGGCGGTCGGGTAGGACACCAAGCCGCGAGGCTTGCTGACACCATCGCCGTTCACGAAAGCCGCATTTTCGCCGCGCGCAATGCGGTCGGCGCTTTTGGCGGACAGCCAGGCTTCCAGATCAAGGCGCCCGTCTTCCAGCACCTTCTGAGTGGCAGAAACAACGGACACGGCTTCATGAACCTGAATGGCCCACTTGCCGAGTTGCGCCGTCAGGTTTTCAGTCCGGGCGCTGGTTTCGCCGACCCAAGCAAAACCATTTTCGCCAAGGTCGTTCAAGCCTTCCACAGCGTCGGTGCCGATGGACATGACCGACGAGACTTGGCGCATTGGGCTGGTTTCGTAAATGCGGGTCACAATGCGGCCCGTAGTGTCAGGCGTCACCAGATAGCCGCCGTCAGGATCAGACCCGACGGACAGCGCTTTGGTTTCGGCTTCGTCCGGGCGAGCCTTGCGAAGCGGGCCATTCATGCCGAACAGAGCAGACTTGTAGCCGCGCATATCGTCAACAGTGACCTGCCGGCCAGTCTGACGAGCGAACTCGACAGCCGCCTTGGTTTCGACTTCCGTAGCCGCGCCGCCGCTCAAAGCCAAGCGATTGGCCTTGGCTTCGATTTCATCAGAGCGCTTGGCGGCAGCTTTGATTTCATCGCCGAGCCTGTCAAGCGCGTCATTGATGCGACCAATCTTTTCGCTGGTCACAGCGTCCGCCGCGCCTTTCTGCAATTCGTTGATCTGCTGATCCACGCTTGCCTTAAACGCGACAAAGGCTTTGCCCTGTTCTTCAAGCAGGGACTTGATTTCCATATCCATTTTGATTGCCTTATGAGAAGGTTGCGATGTTCCGGCGGATCATTTCCGCCAGTTCAGCCGCGACCACCTCGTCACGAGGCGTCGTGTTCGGCACTTCAGCGTCACGCTGAAGCCATTTCTTGAGGATCGCGACAGCCCGCTTGGACTGTGCCGCCGAAAGCTGCCCTTCGTCACGAAGGGAGTCCTCAATCTCTCGAATTTCATCCACTGAAAGCGATTTAACCGCCGTCACGCGCGCCGCTTCGTTCATCGGGAACGACACCAGCGAAACTTCCAACAGGTCCAAGTCCTTCAGCAGCCGCGCCCGGCGCCGGCCATCATACGCGTCAGACTTCACCCGGTATCCGATAGACAGGCCGTCAAGCGCGCCCGCCTTCAAGTCAATATGCGCCTCGCGCCCGATGTTCTTTTCAGTCAGCAGCCGCCCGCGCACGCGCAAGCCGCGATCATCCTCCGCCATCTCTTCCCACACGCCGATGCGCTTGGTAGGATCATGGTCGGCAAGCATCTTCACACCCTTTGCGCCACGCTCGCGCAGCGTGCGCGCAAAGGCGCCACGCTCTACAATGTCGCCGCCTTCGTCACGGTTTCCAAAGACTGAGGCATAGCCTTCAAAAATGCCGTCTTCGCCGAGACTTTTAACATCAAGAGCAAATTCAAGTCGCTGCATTGCTACTCTCCACACTTGCGGGCGTGGTCATGTTTGCGGGTTGTGGCAAGGCGTCCGCGCCTTCGATGGCGTCAAGTCCATCATCTTCTCGCACTTCATTCTGTGTCATCCAGGCCGGTGATCCGCCGCTACCAAGCGCCTTCGCGTAGTATTCGGCACGATCCTTTGCCGCGCCGCGCATTAGGCTTTTCAGGTTGAAGCGAATGTCCACGTCTTCACCTGGCGCCAATAGGTTAGCCTCGGCAGATTGTTCAAAGCGCGTCGCCCATGGCGCGATAGTGTGAACCACATGCGCTATGAACATCTGCTCGGCGCTGGCATAGGTTGCCGTCTTGTCGCTGTGCTGCACCATCAAGGGAATGACGCGCATGTGACGGCAGATTTCCTCGATCTGGTGCTTGCGGGTTTCAAGATGCTGCGAATCTACGCCAGTCATGGTTTGCTGAACCCATTTTGCGCTGCGATCCAAAATCAAAGGCATCCCGGCATTGTCTGGTCCGGCATAATGCTGCGCCAAATACGCGCGAAGCCGCTTGTATTGTTCTTCATTCATCGTTCCTTCCATCGTATACATGCCGGAAGGTTGCAGTCCATTCTTGTGCAAGCGCGCGTGCGAGGTTTCCAGCGCGATGCTCAGGCCGATGGCGTCACGCGCCACCTTGATAGCCTCAAGGCCCATCCAGCTATTCCAGGACGGCCCGCGCAAGTGCCAAATATCTGCGGCGGTCAAGTTTGCCGCGCGCCCGTCTTCAAAGGTGACGGTGTAAGTCATTGTCATGTCAGGGTTACGCTGCACCCAAACCTTGCCAGGCTCAATCGGTATCAATTCCACCACTTGACCGCGCACCCGATTGACAAAGACAAAAGCATTTCCGCAAAGAACCAAATGAAAAAGCAGCGTTTCCCGAAACTCGAAGCTAGTCTGCCAAGGGTTTGGGCGCCGCGTCAGGATCGGCAAAAGCGGATGGTCGAAAATGCGCTCTTTCCCGCCCGACTGCCGGTGAAACTTGATTTCAGTCTGCGCTACGCCTTCCGCAATAGCGCGCGTGCAAGCCATAATCGTCGCGGCGCCAAGCGCGGTTGTGGTGTTGATGTCCACACCGGCTTTGCTTTCAGGCCAGCGCGCGAAAGGTGGAAGCTGTTCGAGTGTTTTTCGCCCAAAGAGGCGCGACCAGAAGGGCATCCCGCCTCCTATTCCCAAAATGATTTGCCGCCATCAGCTTGTGATGTCGCGGCTCCTACTGCCATTGCCAACGCAATCAATGCGTCAATGCGGTTCACGGCCCGCCGCTTGGAAAACCATGAATTGCCGAACGGGTCATTTTCCGTGCTGGCGCTCATCATGGCTGAAATCAGCACGGGCGAACGGCGCAACCGTATCCGCTTCTCCAGAATGAGTTGCTCCAGCACCAGCTTGGAGCCGGGCATCCACAAGCCCTGAGCGCCCTTCTTTTTGCCGCCTTGCGGATGCTCCACCACGGGCAGCGTCACACCAAGCGCATCAAGCTCCGGCTCGAAGTGCTTTTTGAAGCCGTAGCTGTCGTATCCAACCGCCGCGATTTCATAGAGGCCGACCAATTCAGCCAAACGCGCGGCAACAAAATCAAAGCGCACCATCCGGCCAGGCGCGGCATTCAGAAAGCCGTCCTTGACCCACAAGTCATAGGGCACGTTGTCCCGTAGCGCGCGCTCGGCAAGCGTATCGCCAGGCGTCCAAGCCTCGACCCAAGCATCAAAGGTCGGCAAGCGCGCCGTGGTGCCATCCTCGGCCGGCATGTCCACAAAGCCGGTCGGCACAACAAAGGCCAGCGCGGTCAAGTCCTGCGTGGCAGACAAATCCAACCCGCAGAAAACCCGTTCGCCGGTATGCTCAACCTCGGGCTCAAACTCGCTCAGCACCGCCTCAAGCGCGGGGCGAGACATCCACGCCGTTTCGCTGTCCGTCCAATGGCAGAAATGCAGCCGCAGAATGTTGTTCAGCTTGCCAGGGATAGCCTTAGCCTGCCGCACTACGCCGGCCAGGTAATCTTCCTGCACCGTAACGCCTAGCAGCGGGTTTGCCTTCACCCAACAGGCCGGGTCTTCAAGCGGATCGTCGCCGGGGTCCAAAGCGCAAACAAAACTGAAGGACTCATCGTCAATCACTTCCCCGACGAAGGTAAACGCTTCGTCAGGTTCCCGCGTTCCGGCTGCCACCCGCACAGCGTGCTGATGCTCTTGCCAGCATACGCTTTGCCGGTCAGAGCCGGAATTGGTCGCCATAATGAGCAACGGTTGCCGGCGCCATTTAAAGCCGCGCTCCAGCATTTCTATCATCGTGCCGTTGCGATGCTCATGCACCTCGTCGCACAGGGCGCATGAGGGGCGCGGGCCAGACTGCCCGTCATCGGAAGAAATCGGGCGAAAAAAGCTGCCCGTCTTTAAGTCCGCCAAATTCCAAACCGGGTTGCCCCCGGAAGGCGTCAGCCGTCCCGATAGCGCGGGCGACTGCTGAAACATCGCAACCGCGTCCCGAAATAGGACCATCGCCTGGTCCTTTTTTGACGCCGCCGCGTAAACCTCTGCTCTATCTTCGCCGTCCGCCGTCAGGCAATACATGCCGACGCCTGCCATCAAAGGCGACTTGCCGTTGCCCTTGGCGATCTCGATATAGGCCCGCCGATAGCGGCGGCTGCCATCCTTCCGGCGCCAGCCGAACAGGCTGCCAACGATGAATTTCTGCGATGCGTGAAGCTTGAACGGGCGGCCCTCAAACTGGCCACCGTTTAGCCTTAGCACCACCTCAAAAAACGCAATGGCGCGGTTTGCCGCGTCCACATCCCAAGTCAGGCCGCGCG